GATGGGTAACCCGAATCAGGGTGCCCGCACTTGGGCGTTCCCTGATTTGTCATTCATGGATCTCATTGAGTTTGCTGAAATGCCGCGCCAAGACATGGAACGTCCGTTCGGTGGCCTGACCCGTCTCGCTGAGGGGTTCGCCCCTCAGATCAAGTTTCCTGTTGAGACGATGATGGGTGCCCAGATATTCAGGAACATTCCGATCTCAACGGAGTATGTGAAGCCTCCTCCGATGTTTGACATACCAGGTTTGTTGCCGTTCTTGTCGAAGGTTCCTGGCGATCTGGTGGCGAAGAACAGCCGAGGCCAGTACGGGATACGTGAGAACGCCTTGTACGGGTTGGGTACGTTCGTGCCGTTGGTGTCTCAGATGAGGCGCCTCATCCCCCGTGAGGATCGGTACAAGGATGATGACAAACTGTTCTCAGCGTGGCTGAGTTGGATCATGCCTATTGGCATACGGCGGCAGGGGCCACGGGATACGCGTGGCGCACGGTTCCAACGGGATCGGGAACGGTCGATGTCTAGGTCGGAGCGTCGGTCGTTGGAGCGCATCAGGTGAGGGCTGCCCACGTTAGCCGTGAAGCCTGGGGTGCCACCGCATCCACCAAGGGCTGGACGTGGCTGAACCCGAAACGGGTCGAGGGGATCGTCGTACACCACAGTGGTGTAACGGATGGTCCTACGGGGGCTACCGCTGTGCGCGCCTTCGAGCGTCACCACATGCAGGTGCGACGCTGGTCGTCCATCGCATACAACTGGCTGGTGGATGTGGACGGCACCATCTACGAGGGGCGCCGTGACGGTGCTGTCGGTGGGGCAACAAAGAACTGGAACTTTCGCACGGTGGCTGTCTCATTCATTGGGGACGGGCATCAGCCGTTGAGTTTGGAAGCCCAGCAGGGCTTCCGCACCGTCATAGACGAGTTGCAACGCAAGTATGGTGGCCGGCTGTGGATCAAGGGGCACAGGGATTTGGCGGCTACGAGCTGCCCTGGTGGCTGGTTGTATAACTGGGTGATGTCAGGTGTGGCGTTCGAGCCTCCCCCTGGCGCCCATGCACCCACTGTCGATTGGGATGGTGTGGCTGCCTATGTGCGTGCGTTGGGTGACGATCTTGATCGTCGCCCGTTGAAGCGCAGGGCGCGTGGCGTGAAGGTGCGGTTGGTGCAGGCGACGTTGCCGAAGTGGGGGTGTGACCCTGGTCCAGCGGATGGGATCTTCGGGTGGCGTACGAAGGCTGCGGTGAGGCGGTTCCAGCGGGAATGCGGGTTCTTGAAGGCGAATGGTGCGGTCAACAAGGCAACTTGGGACGCCCTGTTCTTTAGGTAGGAGGTGCATTTCGATGCCCAAAGGTAAGGGATACGGGACGTTCGAGGACACGTTCGGCAGTCAAGACGACCAGCCGTACAATTCCACGTCGTCTTTCAACATGTGGGACATGTCGCAGAAGGCTAAGAAGGCTGCCTCATATCTTCGCAAGACGGGATTGGGGAACGCCAATTCTGGTGGCCGCCCCTTCGGGAAGTAGGACACTATGAGGGATGGTTCAACACCACGCCTGGTGAAGGCCGCCAAGGTGCTCGTCACCACAGCGAAGACTGGTGGCGGCATCGGTTCTGTCGGCTCACCGTCTAAGAGCGGTGCCCGCAAAGCCCTGTTTGACTGATGCCGAAGAAGCCTAGACGCCCGAAGTACTGACATGCCTCTAGTGCGTGGCGCCTCTCAGAACGCCATTACCACAAACATTGGACGCCTCATCAATGAGGGGTACCCGCGTGACCAGGCGGTCGCTATCGCCCACGATCACGCCAAACGATCTAAGAAGGGGAAGAAATGACGACGATTACTTCAAGCAACTGGGGTGACAAACTTGAACGGCTGATCGCTACTGCGGTCCAGGCGTTTCTCGCATGCTTCATACTGAGCGATCTGTCCAGTTCAAAGACGGCTGTTGTCGCTGCCGGCGCAGCGGTGCTCGCCTTGGTGAAGGCGTGGGCTAAGGAAGTTTTGGACAAGCGCGCTGCCTGATGGCTGACGAATGGGAGACGTTTCTCGCTGAACATGGCGATGACATCACGTCAACGGTGCATGACAACATGCGCCGTGAAGCGAACCTGTTCGATCTGGAAGACGGCACGCATGCAGGCTGGTGCGGAAACAGGCTGGGCATCCTCGTTGTGATGACCGAGGAGGAGGCCGAGGGGTTGGTGTCGGAGGATTGGCGCGCCGAACACGGGTTCATTGTGCATCCCGTGTTCAGAGAGTTCTTTGGCAGAATGATTCAGGACATGACGTTGCGGGCATTGGATGCCCGCCCCGACCCTGAGATCTAATCCAGGTAGTATTTGTCTGCAAGTTCAGGCATCCTGCGTTTCAAGATTTCCGCAAGCAACAGGGGTGCAAGGTCGCGCCGTCGAGCCACTGTCGTCTTCGGTATGCCCGTGTACTCCTCAATCTGGCGGAGCGACATGTGGGCGCCGTGAACGAGTTCCAGGATAGTGCGGTCCCGTTCCTCTAGTTCTCCGAGCGCGTCGATGACGACTTGATCTTTAGACGTTGGTAGCCGTGTGGTCATGGACATCGCACGGGGGCCACGCCCTGGTGCTGTCTCCATCAACGCTTGAAGTTCACTGTCGGGCCTTCGGGTGTCCCCGAGCGGAAGCACCGAACGGTAGTAGTCCTCCAGAACACTGTCGAGGATCCAGCCTGTTGGATCTACGCTGACTATCTTCGACATGCACTATCCTAGGAGCGACCACACCTCCCCTGCGGATACCGCATAGTACTCGTTGCCTTCGGGAAACTTGCGGACTTCCGCCGCATCTATGAGGGGGCGGAGTTTCTTGATCGGGAACATGAGTTGCCGATCATTGTGCGAGTCGTGAAGGAACAGGCGTACGGGCATGACGTTGCGGTCCCACCACAGCAGCGACTTCCACTTGTCCAACTTCATTGGGACAACCTGTTTACGTCCGAAGCCCTGAACCTCCACCAGGTAGTCGGAGGTCAGGTAGTCGGGGGTGTGCCTGATCCGTAACGGCAGTTTCCACATCGCTATGGGGGGACGGTTCAGCCCGAACCTGACATAGTTGACACCACACCACTCCTCGAACACCCCTTCGGCCAGGTCACCCATGCTGTCGAACCGTTTGTTGAACGACTGGTTGGCGAACTGGGCGGGGTTGCTCACAGCTTTGTTGCCTCAATGTGGTACACGAGTTTGTCGTCGGGGTAGGCGATGCCGTTCAACCCATCCAACGTGGCCTTGATCGCATTGTCCAAATCGAAACGCAGTTTCGATGTGGCGTCAGGCATCTCCTCAATCTCTATCGTCTGATAGTCGGGGGTGTAAGCGATCCTCATAAGGATCGGCCCCTCAAAGTACGGCCCGTCGTACGCTTCAGCGATCCTCGCCTCATACTCCAAAGTTTCCTTCGGGGTGTACACGCGGCCACGGCGCGTCATGCGGGGCCGGCCCTTCGGTTTGGGCCGGCCCTCAACGATAAAGGCGTGTTCTAACGGCTTGCGTTTCGGCATCGCGGAAAGCCTTCTCTGCCAGTTTCTCGAGCTGATACAACTGGTCGTGTTGGGGTTTGCCATTGTTGTAAAACTTGCGGGTGTACCTGTTGTCGAGGTCCAGCAGCCACGGCACCACCATGCCGAGGGTGTGCCCGTCACGGCATGCGAACGCAGCAAACTTATACAACCATCCGTGCCTGCCCCTGCCTGCACCCTGGTTCTCGATGAACGCTGATGCTGGGGGGCCATACTCAAACATTTCTTTCAGGTTGGGTTTCATTTCCGTGGGTGCGTTTCTGCTTTCATGTGAAAGTGGGCGTCGCACCACGGGCGGCGGCGATGCTTTCAGCAACGCAGCCGCCTTGATGTCAGCGACCTTCGCACGGTGCGCGTTGACATCATGCAAGAAACCTTCCAGCGGTATAGGTGTGCCGTCCTCCTCGATGATGACCTGCCTGTCTGGGCGGGCACGGTTCCCGTAGTAGGGGAGCCTGACGAAGTTCCCTGGCGGCCCTGGTAGCGATTCGCTTTTCGGGAATGGCGAGTCGGTGGGTACGTCCGCGATCTGTTCGGCTGCTTGCAGGCAGCGTCGCATGTCCACGGTGGAGCACCATGTGTCGGGGAACACCCAGACGTGGGCGCCCCCTGAGCGGGTGCGTTCCACCCATGAGGTGACGCCTTGTGCTGCGAGTACGGCTCGCAGGCTGAACGCATAGTCGGCTACCTCGTCTTCGGTGCCCTGCCCCTTGTGGTGGTCGGATTGGGCATCAATGTCGATGCACCCCCACGCGCACACCCACAGGTCGGGTTGCATGTCGGGGTACCGTCGGTTCGTGTCCCATCCTCTGGGGCCGACGTGCTTGTTGTTCGGGTCGTACACCATCGGGTAGATCCCCAATGGTGCCTCACCTTCCAGGTGGCGGCGAAAGTGGGCGAGACTCAGGTCTTCCCAAATGGTTCGGGGATGGTCACCTGATTCGCCCCATGCGTGGGGGAACCCGTGGAACGTCATGTGAAACCATGACGTGAGGTCGCTACCCGTCACGATGTTCCTTCTGTTCAACGAGGTCAGCGGCCCTGAGCTGGGCGGCTACGTAGTCGGCGTGCCAACCAACCATGGTGTCGTCGTCCCACACCATCCATGCTGTGCGCTGTAACCCTGCACCCATGTAAATGGTTTGCTTCTCAACGGTGACAGCCATGTCATCCTGCACCTTCTCGTGCAAGAATCGCTTCCTTCGACAACAGGGTGCCTTCCCGATAAGTGGGAAACGGTGTCGGATGCAACTCGCCTGCACACTGCCGCCCGATGTAGTAGCGGCGTAGCCGCACATCACCCACCACCCTCGTCAGGTAGTTCTCTGGTTCGCTACTGTTGCTCACCGTGAACGTCAAGCCACCGTCGGTGGCGTACATGGCGACCGTCCAGTCGTCCAAGTGAATCTTGTAAGGGATCATCAGAACTCTCCCTGGTCGAGGCGGTACTGGATGACCGTCTCCTCCCACGGATCCAACAGTTTCCCCGCTTCAGTAATCTCCATGTTGATAGTTACCTTTCTCCCGTCGAACCTCTTGTTCTTCACCAATGCTATACCGAACACGTTTTCCAAACGGGCACGCTCATCAGGCGGCAGGCTTTCGTCTTCATGTGGACGCCACACCGTCAACATGAAGTGCGCCAGATCCTCGCCGCCGTAACGGCCCGACTCGATACCTAACGCTGCACCACGGGATCCTGCACCACGAGACGCCTGATGCACGATGATGGTGACCGCATCGTGCCGCATCCCTAACGACTTCAACGCTGAGATGCGTGCAGGGTCATCACCCAACAGGGGGTCATCCAACTGT